GTGCCGCCGTCGCCGCAGTTCCCCAGCGGCGCGCTTACCCCGCCGCGCTTCTACAAGATGCATTACGTGTGCTCCGGGGCGCTCGCGGTATCGGTCCTCGCCGGCATCGTGCTCAACCCGCCGACGTGGCAGTACGGCATTCAGTATCCCAACAACTATCTCGTTGTCTGATGCGACGGCGGAGCGGTCTAGCAAGCCGCTCCGCCTCGCTCATCGAAGAGGATATCTATGCTCATCCCATCCGACCGCCCGGCCTACCGCATCCTTTCGGAGGCAGGCTTCTTCGGTCCCGACGATCATCTCTATCGCGCCGGCGATTGCATCGTCTTCGACGACGAGCCCAACGAGGACATGGAACCGCTCAACGAGCCGGCGCGAACGGCGCTTGAGAAGTTCTTCGACAAGCTCGACGCCGCCGCTCGCCGCAAGGCCGAGAAGGCGGGGCTCGAATACGCCGGGCGGCCGAAGTCGCTCGACGAGAAGATTACGCTCGCCACGGCCGATGCGCGCCGCGTGCAGCTCATCAACGGCGACGGCGGTGTCCCGCTCATGGGCGGCAAGAAGCGTGGCCGCCCGCGCATCGAGCGCATGGAGCCGGACCCGACCCCGGAAACCGGCAGGACTTCCGGCAAGCTCGGCCTCCGGGCCTAGATGGTCTCGCCCAATCTCATCGACGCGGAGCACGCCATGGCCGACAAGCCCAAGCGCAAATTCATCAAGGCAGCTACAGCGAATAAAGGCGCCTTGCACCGTCATTTGGGCGTGCCAGAGGGCCAGAACATCCCCGAGGACAAGCTGCGCGCGGCGACGCACTCCAAGGACAAGACCATCCGCGCCGAGGCCAATCTGGCGATGACGCTGAAAGGTCTTCATCACGCGAAACCGAAGGCACGCCGCGCGGTCAAGGACGTTCGCCGCGCCCTCTACGGCAAGGAGTAGGACCATGGCGACCAAGTCCGAGAAGCTTTACGGCGACAGCCCGGCGCTCGAACGCGACGAGGAAAGCGGCAAGGTGAGCGTCAAGAAACCCGCCCGCGCCGATGTCGGCGAGGACGGCAGCTCGGCCGAGATGGGCGGCGATGTCCCTCCGGCGAACGAGCGGCGCGAGACAGCGCATCGTCATGTCGGCGAGCGTCTTGCCATCCATCACCGTCACGAGATGGAGCATGGCGGCCACAAGGGCGACAAGAAGGCGCTCCACGACCGCCACGAGGCCGAACTGGCCGAGATGGGGGCAAGGCACGCCAAGGAAGTGAAGGCCATGCACGGGCGCCACGAGAAGGGCGCCGCCGAACCCAAAAAGTAACGCTCTCCACCATCGGCAGCGTCGTGATGACGCCGCGTCCCTCTGAAGGATCGACACCATGGCCCTCACCGGCACCGAAGTTCTCCAGGTTCTCGCCGTCCAGAGCAACGGCTATCCCGCCGCGATCACCGAGCAGATCACCACGGCGCAGCTTGGCTGCGTCCTCGGCAGCGGCACCTTCGTCTGCGATGAGGATACGCCCGTCACGGTGACGGATGCGGCGATCACCACGACGGCGGTGGTCATCATCTCGCTCAACACGGTCGGCGGCACGGTGGGCGCGACGCCGCATGTCGCATCGATCACGGCGGGGACCAGCTTCACGACGGCCGGTTCCACCTCCGATACCTCGACCTACAATTACCGGATCATCGCATGAGCGGGGCTGTCCGGCTGTGCATGACGGTTTCCTCGGCGCGCGACTGGAAACCGCAATTCGCCATGTCGTTCACCGGCCTCGTCAACTACCTCCAGCGGGGGATGGGCGATAGCGGGCTGACGGCGCTCAACATCCAGAGCAGCCAGCAGGCATCGATCCTGCCGAACGCGCGCGAGGCGCATTTCCGCCATGCCTTGGATGGCGGGTTTACGCACTGGCTCTCGCTCGACGACGACATGGAATTCCCGGCCGATTCGTTCGACCGGCTCATCCGGCACCGCAAGCCCGTGGTCGCGGCGAATTACTGCCGGAAGATTCCCGGCCAGGCTTCCCCCGTGTGCTCGGACGTGCATCACAAGCTCCTCGATTCCGCCGGCCGCACGGGGCTTGAGGAGATCGGACGGATGGGGCTCGGCCTGTCGCTGGTCGACATGCGGGCCGTGGCCCACGTCAAGGCGCCGCGCTTCGAGATTCGCTGGAACGAAGCCGATCAGATGTGTTGCAGCGACGATGTTTATTTCTCCGACAAGCTGCGCGCGCATGGGGTTCGCATCTACGTCGATCACGACCTGTCGCAGGACGTCCGGCACATCGGCGATTTCCCCTACCACTTTCCGAAACGCGAGATAGCGGTCGCTCAGGCCGCCGAATAGGAGCGTCCATGCGCGTACTCCCCAAGATGGTCGACATGGCGAAGTCCCCTGCCGAGCAGGCCGAGAGCTGCATGCCGTGCGATCCGGCGACGCAGCCGATCTATCCCTACGGCCTCTGCCTCTCATTGGGACAGGACGAGCTCGACAAGCTCGGGCTCGAGGATGAGGGCGTCGAGGTGGGCGACATGCTGCATCTCTTCGCGCTGTGCAAGGTGACCTCGATCTCCAAGAACGACACGGCGTCGGGCAAGACGACGCGGATCGAGTTGCAGATCACGCACATCGCGGAAGAGAACGAGGACGCGGAGAACGACGAAGTCGACGCCGAGATGCCGGAGCGCCGCTCGAAGCTCTACGGCTAAACGCGCATGGCCGATCTCGTGTCAGTGACGAACCGCGCACTTCTGTCCATTGGGGCGAGGGCGCAGGTGTCGTCTATCGCGCCTAGCGATGGCAGCACAGAGGCCGACGCCGCTTCGGTGTTGTTCACCCCCACATTCGAGGCCCTTGGCCGGGCCGCGCATTGGAACTGCCTGCGCAAGCAGGCGACGCTTTCCCTCCTCGCCGCGGCGACGGGAACGCCGGAGAACCCGAGCGGGACGAGCCTGCCGCTGCCGCCGACGCCGTGGCTCTACCAGTATTCCTACCCCTCCGACTGTCTCAACATGCGGTTCATCGTGCCGTCGCTCCCCGCTGGGGTTGGCGGCGTTCCCCCGGCGACCACGATCAACAACGCGGCGATGACGTGCCTGCCGGGCAACAGCCAGATTCCGTTTGCCGTCGCTTATGCCACGGATGTCGCCGGCAATCCGATCATCACCATCCTGACGAACCAATCGCAGGCGCAGGCGGTCTACACCGTTAACCAGCCCAATCCGATCATCTGGGACAGCCTCTTCCAGGAGGCCATGGTGGCGTCGCTGGCGGCGTATTTCGTCCCGGCTCTCTCGCTCAACATCGCTCTCATGAAGGCGCAGATCGAGCGCGCCGAAGGGATGATCGTCCGCGCCCGCGTCGCAGACGGCAACGAGGGCGTGACTGTCATGGACCATTTGCCAGATTGGATGCGCGCGCGGGGCGGCGAGTACGGCTGGGGCTGGGGTTTCGGCGGCAGCTTCCAATATGGCGGCTGCGTCTCGATGTGCTGGCCCGGTTAGCCCGTGCCGTATTCAACGATCCAAAACAGCTTCGTTGCCGGCGAGGTAAGCCCGTCGCTGTTCGGCCGTACTGATCTCGCCAAGTGGCATAACGGCGCGTCGACGATGCGCAATATGTTCGTGAATTACCGGGGCGGGGCTTCCTCGCGCGCCGGGACGGCCTATGTCGGGACGTGCAAGCAACCCGGCACCGCCGCGCCGCCGAGGGACATCCCGTTCCAGTTCTCGATCACCCAAGGCTATGCGCTCGAATTCGGCGACGAGTACATGAGAGTCAAGTCGGATGGCGCTTATGTGATCGAGGCGACGAACGCGATAACCGGGATCACCCAGGCAAGCCCCGGCGTCTTCTCCTACACCAATACGAATTACACGCTGGCGGATGACGACTGGATTTTCGTTTCCGGCGTCGGCGGGATGACGAATTTCAACGGCCTCACCTGGATCGTCAAGAACGCGACGAGCAGCGCCTTCACCGTGACCGATCTCTTCGGCGAGGCGGTCGATACCAGCACGCTCGACGCCTATACATCCGGCGGCACGCTGGCGCGCATCTTCACCCTCGTGACACCCTATGCCGCGGTGGATCTGCCCTATCTCAAATTCACGCAGTCCGCCGACACGATGACGCTCACCTGCGTCAACACCGAGACCCTGACGGAATATCCCTCCTATGGGTTGAAGCGCCTCGGGGCGACGGACTGGACGCTGACGCAAGACACCTTCGCTTCGTCGGTCTCGGCGCCCACCAACGTCGCCGTATCGGCGTCGACCTCAACCACTGCATCGACCTGGTACAGCTACGTCGTCACGTCCGTGAGCGCGAAGACGGGCGAGGAGAGCGTGGCGTCGGAGGCGGTGACCGTCGAGAACAACGACATCGCCGTCTTCGCCGGGTCGAACACGGTGACATGGGATGTCGTGACCGGGGCGGGGAGCTACAGCGTCTATAAGGCCACGCCCTCATACGATGTCGGCGTGCCGGTCGGCGCCCTCTACGGATTTGCCGGCAGCGCGCTCGGGCCGAGCTTCGTCGATACCAACATCACGGCGGATTTCACCGTCGTTCCCCCTGTTCATGCCGACCCGTTCGCGCGGGGATCGATCGTCTCCGTCACGCCAACAGCCGGGGGCGCCGATTATACGCAGGCGACCATCGGCTTCACGATCACGACCTCGACGGGGACCGGGTTCGCCGGCTCGCCGGTCGCCATCGGCGGGGCGTTTGTCGCCTTCATCGTGACCAACGGCGGGGAGGGATATGACCCCTCGGACACGATCACGATCACGGACGGCGAGTCGGGGACCGGGGCGACGGGCTCGCTTGTCGTCGGTCCCGCCACCGGGACCTACCCGGGGACTGTCGCGTATTTCCAGCAGCGGCGGGCCTACGCGGCCAGCCTCAACAATCCCGATACCTACTGGATGACGCAACCGGGCGCCTTCCTCAACATGGATTCGTCAACGCCGGTCACCGATTCCGACGCGATCACCGGCAGCCCGTGGGCGCAGCAGGTCAACGGCATTCAGTTCCTCGTGCCGATGCCGGGGGGTCTGGTGGTCCTGACGGGCAAGGGCGCCTGGCAGTTGAATGGGGGAAATTCGGCGGCGATCACCCCGGCCGACCAGACGGCGAACCCGCAAGCCTATAACGGCTGCAACAACCTCGTGCCGCCGATCACCATCAATTTCGATATCCTTTACGTGCAGGCCAAGGGATCGATCGTCCGCGACCTCTCGTTCAATTTCTTCGTCAACATCTACACCGGCACCGACATGACGGTGCTGTCCAACCATCTCTTCACCGACAAGACGATCCTGCAATGGGCGTGGGCGGAGGAACCGTACAAAATCGTGTGGGCGATCCGCGACGATGGCGTGATGCTCTCCCTGACCTACCTGAAAGAACAGGATGTCTACGGCTGGGCTCGGCACGACACGAACGGGCTTTTCGTCGGGGTGTGCTCGGTCACGGAACCGCCCGTCGATGCGGTCTATCTCATCGTCAAACGCTACGTCAAAGGCCAGTGGGTCTACTATTCCGAACGGATGGACGACCGCGACTGGACGACGGTTGAAACCTGCGTCTGCTCGGATTGCGGCCTCGCCTATCCGATGAACTTCCCTGATGCCACCCTGACGCCGGCGGCGGCGACGGGGACGGCCAACATTTCGGCCATCAACCTGATAGCGGGCGGGACCGGCTATACCGCTCCGGTCGTCGCCGCGCTCGATCCTACGGGTGTTGGCACCGGCGCGACCTTCTCCGTGATACTTTCCGGCGGCGTCATCACGGCGATAAGCGCGATCACGCAGGGCCAGGATTATGCGGTCGGCACGCAGCTCGTCATCACGGACGCCACGGGCACCGGAGCCATCGCGCAGCCGATCATCACCAACAACGTGACATTCAAGGCGTCGGCGAGCGTCTTCACCAGCGCCAATATCGGCGACGTGATCCGGGTCGGCGGCGGGAAGGCTACCGTCACGGCCTATACCTCCGGCACGCAAGTGACCGCCAACATCACCCAGCCGATCACCGACGTGCTGCAGAACAATCCGGATTTCACGCCCATTCCCGCGACCTCGGGCGACTGGTCGATCACGACGCCGACCACCGTAGTGACCGGGCTCAATCACCTTGAGGGAATGACCGTCGCCATCCTCGCCGATGGCAGTGTGGTCCCAAACCAGGTCGTGACGAACGGATCGGTCACGTTGCCCCAGGCGTACTCGGCCATCATCATCGGATTGCCGTTCCTGCCGCAATTGCAGAACCTCTATCTCGACCCCTCGGGCCAGCCGATGACCTCGCAGGGGAAACGGAAAAACCTCTACAA